TGATACTAAGCATTGCAAGGCGACCGTTGAGGAGTTCAGCACGTTGGTTGTGGGGGGTGTAGTTCTCGTCCATGTAGATAGGGGGTTCGTTAGCGAAGATGTTCTGTTGGTCGTATTCGTTGGTGGTAACGGTCATTGCTTAGTATTGAATGTTAGAACGTTCAAGTTTGTCAAAGACATCCTGTCGATAAGCAGGGTCAGCTTCGTAGCGAGGATCATTCATGGCACGGACTACTTCAGCTTGAGAGCGGAACGCATCCACGCTGTTAGCTGCTGCCTTTCCACTAAGAACCCGTCCTTCATAGCCAACAGCATTCTCGTATTCACGCTGCAGACCTGCGACAGCAAGCTGGATAGCTTGAACCTGACCAGACTCCACCACACTATCGAAGGCTTGGACATAATCGGGAGGTAGGTTCTCTGCTGCCCACTGAACGAGGCTTGAGTAAGCTTGTTCACCACCAACACTGTTCTGAATGAAGTTCACCTCACGCTCACTAAGGTCAGCAACCTGTGCTGCTTCTTGTTGAGGTTGGTTAGCTTGCAGTGCCATGTAGGACTCTACAAGATCACGACTAGACATCTCAGAGAAACGACTAAGTGTCTCCTCACTGAGTTGACCACCGTTCTCGTAGTATTCAGCTGATGCTTGCTGGATTAGCTCAGCACCAGCAGGCAGCTCATACTCTTCATCGACTTGCTCGGTGTCTTGCTCAGGTTCTTCATCGACTTGCTCAGAGTCTTGGCTTCCGAGTTTCTTCTGGAGTTCCATATAGGCTCTCTCCAGTTCTTCTGCATCACGGTACTTGCCAGCAAGAAGACGCTCTTGTTCCTGTGCAAGTTCTTCTCCAACTGCTAGAGACTCTAGCTCTTCAGCACTGAACTCTTCATCAGCAGCTTCAGTTGGATCATACGTCAGTTGATTTGCCATAGGTGGTTTCGACATTAAGGTTTCCAAGGCCAACAGTATTCACGACATCCTTACACTTAGCAGGACCGATCAACGTTTTCCTTGCGTATTTGTTCTCAGCTCCAGAGGTGTCAGGCTTACTGACTGGGGGGAGCTTGCTCTTGGGCGGCCTGATTGGCTTGTGGGTTTCCATTGAGGTTAGGGTTCTTAGAAGGATCCATCATCGGAGCACCAGCCAGCTGACCTGCCTGATCGACAAGCGATTGCTGTGCGGAACGCTGCATCTGTTGTTGCTGATCCTGTTGCATCTGTTCAGCAGACTTAACAAGGTTCAGGACATCAATGCCCTGTGCAGCAGCAAGGCGTTTGATAGCTTCGGTGGGATCAATATATTTCATCAGCGACTCAGGTCCCAGGGTTTGAGCAATGAGAGTGATGAACTGTGTCAGCGATTCTCTGTCTTGACCACGACCAAGTGCGTTAACACCAGCAACGATCTGTGGACGTACAAGATCCTTAGGAATCTTGGGCAGCTCATTGTCACGCTGAAGGACAAGGAGTGTGCGGTTGAGATACGGGACAAGGAACTCAACAGTCAACAGGGAGAATAGTCCACCAAGTTGTTGTTCAAGTTCCATTTGAGTGAGGCGTACCTCTTCAGCTGTAGTGCGTTCGGACTGCCGTACATTCAATACGAGGAATGCTTCGGCAAGACGCCGCTCAATGGTGCTTGCCATCTCAGCAGCAGTACGGAAGTCAGCAGTCTTACCAACTTGGATAACACCGATGTCTTCAGGCCTGCCCTGAACGATCGCACCGTTGCCTGCTTGAGCCAGGGTTTGAGGTTTGGTAGTGCTTGAGGGCGATACCACGAAGACAACCTTAGCGGCTGCTGCAGAGCCTTCTACGAGTGCCTGAGAGAGCCCCTCAAGAGACCGTAAGTCTCCAAGGAATTCCTCCACTCGACCACGACCATAGTCTTCTCCATCAACTGTGTTGAAACGGAGGACGAGCCACGGACTAGCATTCTTAGGAGCAGTGGATCGGCTGTTAGGAATGATCTTATCGAGCACTTCCTGATGCCAGACCCAGCGACCGTTATCTAGTCGGACGTAGGTGTATACCTCAACGTCGTCATCATCTGCACCTGTCTTGTAGCCATCATCCCCAGGTGCGTTGGGGTTTGGTTCGGGCAGTACATCACCAAGTATCTTCCGTGAGATCAGTTCCTTTGTGACAATCTCTAAGACGTTGCCATTACCATCCCGATTAACCACATAGCGGTTAAGGGGGAAGTTCTTCAGGCCATCTTTACCCATGTAGATGAGGGCGTTGCCGCTAACAATCAAATGTTTGACTGCTTGGTGGACAACGACTCGATCGCTAGATCCATTGATGTAATCCATCACCATCCTCTCCATCTTGGAGAAGGATAGGTCTAGTTCACTTCTGACTTGAGCTGGGATCTCTTCTCCTAGCTTGTCATCACGGATCTGAAACTTAAAGAAGGTGGTCTGAGGAGGCAGCAACGCAAGCATTAACTTAGATGCGAGTGTGACTACCGACTTTGCACCAACACTCTGCCAAGGAGTGGAGAGCTTCTTCCAGTTTTGGGTATTCGTATCATCTTGTACGAGATACGGCAGCGTCAGCTTTGAGCATTCAACTGCCGTGTCTAGGAACTCATTACGGTTACTGGTGAGCTGCGTGTAGCGATCACGAGCTTTCATTAGCCTTGATTAAGACCTCCACGGCTACCCGTTAACGGGATTCGCAGTGAAGAAGTACCTTTAGACATCATGCCTGCCTCTTCCCGACGACTCTCCTTGGTCTTCAGGATTGGCTCTGCATCAGCTGGTTGTACAGGAGCTGGAGCAGGCGGTGGAGGAGCAGGCGGCGGGGGTGGTTTAGGAGCAGGCATCAACGGTGGTGGGTCAGGCGGTTTCGGTGCAGATCCAAAGCACATTAGATTTCATCCAGTTTTTGTTTGAGGAAAGCGACCACACTGGCTTGACCAGCACGGTACATGATGTTCTCGATATTATCTTTGGGTGTGACAGGCTGCCATTCAAAGTAGTCTTCAACTTCCTTGATGATCTGGTCTAACCTGTCGTTGTGGAGCCTAAGCGTATTCAGAGAGATAGATGATTGCATTTTGTAGGGTGGCAATGTTGTCGTGCGCTTTACCTAGCATCAAGTTGCACTCACCGCAGAGGAGGCCACGCACTTGACCGTTAGTGTGGCAGTGATCCACAACAAACTTACCTGAGTTATGCTTTGGATCAGTAGATGGACAAATTTTACATTTGTAGCCCTGTTCTTTCAGCATGTGCTCATATATCTCAGTGGAGATACCGTATGTGCGTTGCAATTTTTTGTCTCGTTCCTGTTCGGAAGAATACTCTGCTTTGTTTCTCTTAAGAATGTTCTCTTTATTTATACTGTAGTGGACAGACGCTGCGGCTTTAATGCACGCTTTGCATCGTGCTGTGCGACCGTCGGATACTCTCGGCTCAGAATAAAACTGATCCAACGGTTTCTTTTGGTTGCAGGACTTACATTGTTTATCCGTATTGAGGCAGATTGACATTGCTGTGCTCGAAAAAACTAATCATACGACCGCGTTTTGTCTCAGTAAGCTCTGGTGCTTTCCCCTCATACATCAGCCGATCGCTAGCATCCAGCCAAAATTTTCTGTCCAGATATTTATCAGTGGACGATTTCAAAGGTGTCATAACCCAGTTGATAGTTGCCTTACGGAGCTTATCAAGAGAAGGAGAGACACTAAGCCCCAACTCACGACAAACAAGGCTATTGGCAGCAACGTGGACTTGCTCATCTCGACTTATGTCAGCGGATACGGTTCGGAGACCAGCGTCACCATTAAATCGGAAGAACGGGAGTAGAACGAAGAAAATTGCACGCTCGGCAACAAGTGCCTTGAGTACCGTGTGATCAGGATGCGCCTCCCACGCCGCCCGTATACGCTTCGCTTCGGCTTCAGCCGTTGGGTCAACGCCAAGAGCATTGGCGATGTAACTGAGAGCCAGGTCGTGGTTCTCTTCGTCTTTGACATTGGATCGGAGGAGGTCTGCCGATAGAGCTGGAACTTCAGCAATCGCAGATTCAATGAAATCTCCAACGGGGAGTTCCATGTGCCGCATAGCGAGGGCACGGTAGATGGCTTCATTTGCTCCTTCCTTCAGTTGTCCAGCAGTGGTTTGTACAGGTGTCCACTTCCTCTTTCTTTGTTGTAGTTTCTCGTAGGGGTTCATTCGCCGCAATTACACTGTGGAGCTGGATCGTTTAGGATCGAATCCAGATAATCGTCAACTTCAGACTCATCCAATGCAGCATATGCACTAGACTTGTCCTGTACGTCACCCATGACTTGGAGGCTGTAATACAGCGACGTTTGTGGCGAGTTCAACCACGTATCAATAAACTCTTCGTCGTATGTGACGACATCACTCCAACTGTTGAATGAATAACCATGCAACAGTCCAGTCTTCTCAAGCATACGGACAACACCATCCGCTACCCGTTTGTAGTTATCCCAGCCAACCTGGGAAGCGATCTCCACAGGACCGTAGTCGAAGCTCTCAACACCAAAGGTACCGCTGTCACGATCTACCCATTGAGAGATGGGAGGAGCGATCTCAGGACAGGTGGTGTACCCATCAAGGTCTTTGTAGCGGTAGCTGCAGGAGGCGGTAGGAGCAATGGCAAAGGCTCGCTCCATCTTGTTGACTCGGGCAATGTTAGCTGCCTGTTCGATACCTGACTGGAGCTGTAGTGCGAGTGTGACTGCTTCAGTATGTTCTACTGGACGCTCACTGTTGACAGCTTCCAAAGCCTTTCCAAACTCCTCATACGATACGTTATAACGCCTCAGAAGATTGGCAAGTCCCAGTAGTCCGAGACCGACTTGGCGATCTGTCTCCGAAGGGAGGTACTCTCCGCTGCTCCCAACATCTGTCTTGCCGTGCAGGGCACACAGTTCGGACATCCCGCTGACAAACGCACGTGGAATGTCATCGTATTCACATCCCCCGAGGTTGACATGTTGAAGTAGACAGGTTCCCCGTGATGGCAGGTAGACTTCCAGACATACGTTTCCTCGGATGCGATTTCCATGAATGTCAATCTTAGTTTTGTTGAGCCAAATGTCACCACGCTTGATACCAGTGATCAAGGCATCTTTGACTTCTTGGGTGGCGTAGTTCCACCAGTGCCAGTTAATGTTGACGCAACGCTTGACCCAAGGTAGATCAGCACGGTCAGCAGTGATAAACTCAAGCACATCAGGATGGTTGAGATCCAAGTGAAGCACCACAGCCCCATTTTTGTACACACCACCACGCCTCAGGATCTCGTTGAGTGTGGAGTAGATCTTTCCAAAGGATACTGGGCCGCTAGCCACAAGTCCCTTGCCATTCTCATCTCCTTTGGGTCGGAGCTTGGATAGATGGACAGCCACGCCAGCTCCGTAGCGGAGAGCGTGGGAAACAAAACGCCAGGATGCTTCGATTCCATTAGGACCTTCCATTTCATCTTCTACGACAAACACTGTGCAGGACACAGGCAGCCGTGAGGTTGGATCATCGATCCAGTTCTGTACTCGACC